TATGAACTTTTTTCAAAAGTACTTTACTAATGAATATTATTCACTACTAGACTAAGGAGGAAACATGCCATTACTTAATTACTACAGCCAAACTAAAATGGCCAAAGGGGAGAGATTCGGATATAAAACCGCAATTCTCCATTTTGCGCCGTTTGATCTATCCGGCAAAAACGTCTGTCCGAAGGCTACCAAAGGCCCTGGAGGATGCGTCGATCCGTGTTTAAATACTTCAGGCAGAGGGCAGATGAATTCTGTACAGCAGGCCCGAATAAATAAAACTCTATATTTTTGGAAAAATAGAAACGGCTTTTTATGGGAGCTCAGCCGGGAGATTCAGCAGCTGAAGACTCGGGCTAAAAGGCAGGGCTTTAAGTTTGCTGTAAGGTTGAACGGAACATCCGATTTAAATTTTTCAAAATTTAAAATAGACGGTAACCAATCTATTATGGATCTCCATCCTGATGTACAATTTTATGACTATACAAAAGTTTATAATCATTTTGATCATAGTTATAAAAATTATCATGTAACATTTTCACACTCAGGCAAAAACGATGCTGAATGTCTTCAGGCATTTGATGCAGGTTATAACGTTGCATATGTGTTTAGAGATAAGCTGCCAAAGCATCACCTGGGGCGTCGGGTTATTGATGGAGATAAACACGATTTAAGATTCTTAGATCCCAGAGGCGTGATCGTTGGATTAGTAGCAAAGGGCAAAGCAAGGAAGGTAACGCAGGGAGGGTTCGTTAATGCATAACGTAATAATATTTTTTATGCTGATTGCTATCATAGCAATATTTTAACCAGGTCTAATTGACCCAAAATGAACGACCCATTTTGGACGGTATGCCCCTTGCATCTCCCATCTAGATAAGATATAAGGGGTATAACAAAGGAGATAAAATGACTAAAAAAAATATAATAAAAATTGCTCAATATGAGTATTTTATTAATAAAGTTAAAATAGGTATAAGAGTTTTATTTAAACAAGATGGTCAATTAAAAGAATTAAATATGATTGATTATAAAAAACTAATAAAAAACAACTAACGAAGGAGATAAAAAACATGAAAAGATATATAGCAGTTGAAAAAGATACACCTGATGTGCCTAGAGTATGGGGAGAAGGTGAGACAGATCTTATTGCAAGATACAATTGCGAGATCGCCTTGAGGGAAAAGTTGTTAAATAAAATTAAGCAAGGCTGTCAGGAGTCATTCGCTCAAACTCATTTATACATTATAAAAGAAGATATTAAATAGCTTATCTCCCAAACGTGGCCCGTGATCCGGGCCACGTCTCCCCTCATAGAGGTACCATAGAACTCTCAGACATAAAAAAAATTTATTAAATTTTTTGCCAGGTTTTGGGGTATATATTTATTTAACTTTGACTTAAACTTGCATAATAAATAGATGTAGTGTATCCTCAAACGTATTAGGGGACCCGATCAAAAAGGGACCCAACGGAAACTGAATTATGTCAGCGAATACTGAATTATTAACGACAGATCAATTACGATTGAAGTTAGAAAAAACTTGGATTAATCATATAAAATTATGTCAGGACAACTTTTTATATTTTGTAAAAACTGTTTGGCCTGATTTTATTTGTCGTACAGAAAGGGACCCACGCAAATGGGGCCACCATCAGCATATAGCTTCTGAATTTACATTGATTGCAAAAGAGAGTGCAGGAAGGTTAATAGTTAATATGCCACCAAGACATACCAAGTCTGAGTTTGCATCAATATATTTTCCTGCTTGGTACATTGGTAAATATCCTAAAAAGAAAATTATGCAGGTATCACACAACGCAGAACTATCTTCAAGGTTTGGTTCCAAAGTTAGAAACTTAATTGACAGCCCAGAGTATAAAGAGATCTTTGGAGATGTTAAACTACGAGAAGATAGTAAAGCCAAAGGACGTTGGGAGACCAATCATGGTGGGGAATATTATGCAGCGGGTGTAGGCGGTTCTATTACAGGACGAGGGGCGGACTTACTTATTATCGACGATCCACACACAGAACAAGATTCACTTTCTGATTCCGCAATGGAAAGAACTTACGATTGGTATTTGTCAGGGCCACGTCAGCGTTTGCAACCTAAAGGTTCAATCGTTTTAGTTATGACGCGTTGGGCACAAGATGACTTAACAGGAAGATTATTAAAAGCACAAACAGAACCTAAAGCAGATACGTGGAGACAAATTTCTTTTCCAGCAATCTTACCAAGCGGTAATTCAGTGTGGCCTGAATATTGGAACCTAGAAGAATTGGAAAAGGTTAAAGCGTCGTTGTCCGTGAGACATTGGTCGGCACAGTATATGCAAGAGCCAACATCCGAGGAAGGTGCCATCATCAAACGTGATTGGTGGATCCCGTACCACGGCCCAATGCCTGCACTTAAACACGTCATACAATCTTACGACACGGCATTTAGTAAAAAAGAAACTGCGGACTATTCTGCTATTACCACTTGGGGAATATTCACGCCTCAAGAAGGTTCGGCTGATGCGGTGATGCTCATCGATGCTGTTAGAGGTAAATATGATTTCCCTGAACTAAAAGCTGTTGCACTAGATCAGTACAAATATTGGGAACCTGAATCTATTGTCGTAGAAGCAAAAGCCACGGGCCAACCTTTGATACACGAGCTTCGTAGAATGGGTATACCGGTATTAGATTACGTACCTTCTAAAGGAAGGGATAAGCACACAAGGGTAAATGCTGTTGCTCCTATCTTTGAATCAGGCCAAGTTTATTACCCGCATGGCGAGAAGTTTGCTGAGGAAGTTATTGAAGAATGTGCTGCATTTCCGCACGGAGAACATGACGATTATGTGGACAGTACGACACAAGCTATGTTAAGATACCGTCAAGGTTATTTTGTAACTACTTATTCTGATGAAAAAGAAGAAGAAAGTGTTTACACTCAAGAAAAAAATATATATTACTAAGGAGATAAAATGGCAAAGAAAAAAAGTAAAATAGCGAAAGCTCTCGCTGCAGGACTAGCTGCTTATGGTGTCGCTAAGATGATGGGTAAAAAATTACCTGTATCTGGTAAAGACTCAGATAGTGTTGGAAGTACATATGACCAAGCTGGTGTATCAATGTTAAGACCAGAAGACACATCTGCAAGAGCTAGAATCAGATCTATCGGAAGAAGAAAAATGTATCAGGACATGCCTGTATCAGGAGAAGACGAAATGTTTGGTCTTGGTGCAATGGATGGTGCTAAGCACGGTAAGATGATCAAAGCTAAACATGGCACTATGGTTATGGGAAGAGGACAAGGCTTAAGTAGAAAAAAACCAACTAAAATTTTTTAATGGCTGAAGTCGATAAAGTGATGGAAGAGGCAGTTGTTGAAACTCCTCAGACAGAAGAAATAGATATTGAGCTAGAATCAGAAAACGTAACTGCAACGTCGGAAGAAGTTGCAGCCGTTTCAGATGAGTTCTATAAAAATATCGCATTAGATTTATCTGAAGACATTTTAAAAAGTATTTCTAAAGAACTTGTCGACGAATACAAAAAAGATAAAATCTCAAGAAAAGATTGGGAGACATCCTACACAAACGGTTTAGACCTTTTAGGATTTAGATCATTTGAAATGACTAGACCGTTTAAAGGTTCGGCAGCCGTGACTCATCCACTCTTAGCCGAGGCTGTTACACAATTTCAAGCACAAGCTTATAAAGAATTATTACCAAGCGATGGTCCTGTAAGAACCAAAGTCATTGGAGCTGAGGACCAACAAAAAGTTGAACAAGCAAGTCGTGTTCAAGAATTTATGAATTACATGATCACAGATCAGATGGAAGAATACACACCTGATATGGATCAACTATTATTTTATTTACCACTAGCAGGTTCTGCATTTAAAAAAGTTTACTACGATGAAATTATGCAAAGAGCTGTTGCAAAATTTGTACCGGCAGAAGACATAGTAGTGCCTTACTACGCAACAGATTTAATGGATTGCGAAAGAATTACTCACATTGTTAAGATGGGTGAGAACGAAATCCTAAAACAACAAAAGGCAGGCTTCTATAGAGATGTAGAATTACAACCTGTTCAGTTTGAAAAATCACAGATACAGAAAAAATACGAACAGCTAGAAGGAATTACTCCATCAGGAGAAGATGCAACAAGTTTTAATATTTTAGAAATGCACGTTGATTTAAATTTAGAAGAGTTTGAATATGATGATGCAGAAAAAGACGTAAAGATTCCATACATTGTTACCATCGACGAAGGTTCAGGAGAAGTTTTATCCATCTATCGTAACTATGATATAAAAGATGAACTTAAAAAACGAAAAGAATACTTCGTTCACTACAAATTTTTACCAGGTTTAGGCTTTTATGGCTTTGGTTTAATCCATATGATAGGTGGATTATCAAGAACAGCTACACAATCACTAAGACAATTACTAGATGCGGGTACTCTTTCTAACTTACCGGCAGGATTTAAGTCTAGAGGTATCAGAATTCGTGACGATGACCAGCCATTTAGACCCGGAGAGTTTAGAGATGTGGACGCACCAGGCGGAAATATCAGAGATCAGTTTCAAATTTTACCTTTTAAAGAGCCATCGGCTACATTATTTCAACTTTTAGGCTTTGTTGTGCAAGCAGGACAGCGTTTTGCAGCAATAACAGAGATGGATATTGGAAATGACTCACAAAATAGAGCAGTTGGCACGACAATTGCACTACTAGAACGTGGTTCGCGAGTAATGAGTGCAATACACAAGCGATGTTACTACGCAATGAAGAAGGAATTCAGACTTTTAGCTAAAATCTTTGCAGTTTATCTGCCTCCCGTTTATCCGTATTCCGTTTACGGTGCAGATAGGATAATCAAAGTTCAAGATTTTGACGATCGAGTAGATGTTATACCAGTTGCTGACCCAAATGTTTTCTCAATGGCACAAAGAGTTACACTTGCTAACG